CTACGGATAACGCCTCACCCGCGCCGTGGAGCTCGAGGCCCACGCGTGTGCCGGACCACACGCGCTCTATCGGCGGACCCCGTGCCATCCACCACTGATAACCGCATTTCACGCCTGCGCCGTATTACGTCCCGCAGGCAGATCACGTTGCTACCTGCAGAAACGACAAAAGATCCCGGAGACCTTGTGGAAGTAGGCTTTCGAGGATTCGACGATCGAGCATTGCGCTCTTCAGACATCATCAATGACCACTCACGTGCGATGGCGCATGTCAGCGCCCAGAACCGCATGTCGCATGGCTCGATGTCGTAGTTCTCTGGGGTGAAGAATCGATGACCTTGGAAACCAAAACCGGCCCAAGGGCCGGTCAGGTCTACGCGATCGTAGGTGTCTATCGTCATCCGGTCCGCTTCCTGTGGAGGGACCAGCATTGATAGGCCGCCAGGGCGCACAGGAGCGTCAACATGCCACTTCGCATAATGTATATTATGTCAAGACGCTACTTCGCCTGCTGGGTTCGTTTGCTGCTGCGGTCACGCCGCGGCGGCGACGATGGCCCGCCAAATGGAGATTGGCTGATGCGTGATCGACAACTGACCGGCCCGTGGGCCGGTTTTTCGTTCGTACGGGGCGAGCTGGTGACCCCGGAGGGAAAGGCATTCACGGCGGCACAGCTGACATGGCTGGCGCTGACATCGAGCTTGGCACGGGAATGGTCCGCCATGATGGACGAAGCCAAGCTGAGGACGTGTAACCCTCAATACAGGCGCATCTACGTGCCCAGGCCGCCGCAGCGGTCAACAGCAGCCAACGTGATCTACCTGCGCGACGTGATCCAGCGCAGGCATGAAGAGCGGTCTTCAGTGGTGGATGGCGCGGGGTCCGCCGACAGAACGCGTGTGGTCCGGCAAACACGTGGGCCACGAGGTCCACGGCGCGGGTGAGGCGTTATCCGTAGGGGCGCTGCCCCTACACCCCTACAATGCCGGCTCATCATCATTTGGGGGCCGTATGAGCTACAGACCACAGAACAACCACGATGGACTCTGGTGGGAAATCGCCCTGGGCATATTCGTAGGCCAACTGATGACCGCAGCCCTAGCAGGCGTGGTGGCGCTATGCCTAGGCTACTTCACCATGCGCAGCGTCAGCGCAGCACTACCCGCAGTTACGCCGCAAACGCTATACACGCCCCGCTCCCAACGCGCGGCAACGGCACAGCCGCAACTACGCGAGCTGGAATCAGACGAGCGATGCATTCAGCACAAACGCTTCCGGCGGCTGTCGAACGGCTGGCAGGAATTGCCGAACGATCCGTGCTGAATCGTGATGCGTCACGAAACTACATGTCCAACGTAGTAGCCGGCGTGCTTGTGGTCGTCTGATACGGCTTGCTCTCGGGGAACGTGCCGAGGCTGCGCGGAACATGCCCAATCACGCCGCTTCTTTGGTGATCGCGATCAGCGCCACTGGCGTCACTCCCTGCGGTCGCAACGCCAGCAGCGCCGTCGCTCTTGCCATCAGGCGAGGTGTTATAGAGGCGTGGATCCTGCTCGCGCACTGGCTCGCGCCAAGGCCAAGCCGTGGCGACAACCGTGTGCTTGCCCGCAACAAGCCGGACACCATATGGCTGCACAGTGGCGTCGAAACCGAGGGCACGCAGCTGGCCAAGGTCAAGCTGCTCAAGCACGACATTCGAAGTGTCGATCCATTGAAGCCATGCACGATCCTGGCCGCCAACCTGCGCAATGGCGGCAACCCGAATGCGACCCTTAGCAGCGAGCTCGATCACATAGCGCTGTTCCGGCGCCAGATCAGCGAGCGGATCGGCGACAACGGCCGCGACGGCATGCTGACCAGGTGCAGAGACCAGCTCACCCGGCTTGAAGACCTGGCCGACAGCTGGCGTTGACGAAGGACCGGTGGCAGCAGCATGCGCCGGCTGCTTGCCCTTGTTGAAGTAGCTGGCGAAGAAGTACAGACCGATACCGCCGACAACGAGAAAGATCACGGCACGCACTGCCATGGCGGCCCACACGTTCTTGCCGCCTTCCTCATAAACCTCTGTGTTCTCCGCCCCAGGCGCGTACCCATCGTAGAGCGGAAAAATCGCAGGATCGTACTTGAGCGTCTGGCCGCCAACCTTCTCGAATTTGCCGGGCGACGTGGTGTGGAAATACGTCACGCGATAGCGGCTTTTCATGCCAACCGCTGTGAGCTTCTGGAAGGTATTTTTCTTCTCGATACGTGCTTTGACAGCCGAGTGTAGCCGGTTGATCCACTGCGTCATGATGACCGCATCGCCACCGTTCTGACCGAGCAGAGCCCAGAAATTCTCGACAGCCGGCTCAAGCGGCTTGCGCTCGTTGACGTAGAACTCGTGGACCTCATCGATGACCACGAGCGCATCCTTGAAGTCATCGGGGATACACCATTTGCCCGACTCATCTTGCGTGCATGCGAACAGCTTCGCGACGTCCTTCGTATCGACCAGCAAGAGCAGATCGCACACGTCTTTTTCCTGCATTCCCAGGTGCTTGGCAATGCGGTCGTGGCGCAGCCCATTGAGCCGCGCGAACACACGACGCCCCTTCTTGATCGCCGGCAGAATGTGGTTCTTTACCGCGTCGTAGCTCTTGCCGGCGCGCGGCACACCTTCGTTGAAGACAAGCATCTCACCAAATCCCGAGCGTCAGCACGCGACGCAACAAGTAGAAAATCATCGCCGCGCCGATGGCAACGAGCGACGGCCCAATCATGAACACGTCGGCGAACCACAAGATGGTGCTACCGGCGTTGCCCAACATCGCGCCGATGCTCTGCCCTTTCATAAAATCGGGCATCGGCAAGAGGCTCAAGACGTAAAGAACAGCCGAAAGCGACTGTTCGAGCCACATCACGAACAGATCGCTCATGAAGTCGGCAAACGCCTGCCACAAGACCTTGAGCGCCCTAAAAATCCAGGCGGTCAAGTCACTCAACCAACCAGCTTGCATACCCTACCCCCTAGGTCAGCGCGATACGGATCGCCGCATAGGCAGCAATCGCCAGGATGACCCACCCACACGCGCGCAAGAACGTGAGGAACGAGCCAGTGCAGTGAAAGTCAATGGTCATGGCGTCCCACCACTTAGATGCGCCCAAAGTGAACACCGGGCAGGAGCCACCAGACGGAACGGTCATGAAGCTGGTGATCCCGCCGGCGAACGGAGTGGCGCGGACCTGCGTGGCAAAATTGGAAACGACCGATTGCACTGTCTTGTCGCTTTTGGTGTAGAGGTCACCGATGGGCGCACCCTGGCCTGGATCATCACCGTCGCCATCGTCGCCATCACCTTCGCCATCACCGTTACCACCACCGGAACCCCCACCACTTCCAGTGCCATCACCCTTGCCGGTACCATCCTTGCCGTACGTGCTGTCGAATGTCGTGACATTGGAATTTGTGGTCACGCCACCCTTCGTCTCCGACGACGTGCCCTGCCCTGTGACCTGCCAATCGCCACCGTTGGAAGGTGCATCCTTCGGAGCGTTGATGGCAGCATTTTCGGGAGACTTAGTTGCCGCCTGATTGTTGTTGTCGGCCTTCTTGACACCCGACTCACCAGGGGACCAACAGAACTGCTTGCCGGTGGATGCAGTCGCGCAATTCTTGCCATCGCTGCGAATGCACATTGTGAGCGTACCGGACTGCACGCAATCTTGATCTTTGACGCCTTGACCTGTGCCATCACCGTAGGTGCATGTGGCACCAGTGGGCTTTGCTCCAGCCAAACTGAAATATGTCTTGCCGCCTGCGCTATACGTGTCCGAAGACGTGGCAGGCCCCATCGCACAACCGTTATCACAGCTCGCTCCATTGCCGAGCGAAGACCAACCTGAGGTTGAAGCAGGCCGAGAAGCGCAGCTGCCACCGTAATATTCTTCCGCACCAATGCGAGTGTTACGACCGCCACCAGGCTCGCGAAAGTCAACAACGGGCGTATAAAAGGGATTTTGGCCAGCAGAGTATCTGCACGCCTCTTCGTAATACGTGGCTGTTGGGTACTTGGCTTTGTGGTCAGCAACCTGCGACATGCAAGCAGCATAGGCTGCACCCTGATCACACCCGCCACTGACCGGACACGTCGGCACACCAAACGACGCGGCCCGCGCAACACCGCATGTGGCGAAGATGCACCCGACGAGGACATAAGCGAGCCGGCGAGCAATTGCATTGGCAAACAGACGAGACAGGGAACGCATCATTGAACATCCAACCCCTTCACCGCTGCCCAGCCACACAGCGCGCCCATGAATGCACAGAACAGTAGAACGATCATCGTGACCCCCTGAAAGAGAGAGGGCGACACCGAAGCGCCGCCCTGCCCTCACCACCATTAGCCGAAGAAGCCTGCCACCTTCTTCGCACCCCACTTCGTGAAGCCGACCAGCGCGATAAGCGCAGCGGCACCGACAACAGCGGTCACGGCATCGGCCGCGCTCAGACCCGACAGAATGTCACCCATGTTTTTTCTCCTAGTTGATTGATGATTGATTTACCGGTCATTGAACATTCCTGCGACGCTACCGGCCATGCGCCCCAAGACGAACCACACGATCACTACGACACAGCACCCGGTGGACCACTCGATGGCGTCCTCCTTGCTGGGCATGGCGAACGCTTCTTGCACCAGCGCATACACGCTGTATTCACTGCCACTGACCAGCACGTAGCCGCTGCACTCGCCAACGGACTGACCGGTGGGCATCAGCGTGCCATCTGCTTGGAGGACTACGCACGTGGCCACAACTCAACCAGCCTTTGCAGGCAGCGTGGGCGTATTAGCGGGGATCGGAATCAAGGCGATGCGACGGCCCACTTTGAGCGACTTGAAATCGCCAACTTCGAGCGAAGACGGGTCGAGCAGATAGCGGCCTTCCGGAAACGGCGGCTGATCATCAGCGAGGTTGATGGTGAAGGCAGACGGAAAATCGTCGCCCTTATCGATAGCAGCAACCTGCTCATTGAAGACCATGGAACTGCCGTCCTTACGGGTGATGCGCCGGACCACCACGCGCGACGACTTGATGAGAATGCTGTTCATGCAGATAGCTCCAATTTCCAGATGATTAGCTGGCCCTTGTCGAAAATGACTTTCCACGGTGAGGGCCAGAATTCACCGGTTAGCTTGTCCACGTAGCCGCCCAGGGCTTTGCGGATATCGGCCAATGGGCCGAAGACATCGCGTGCAGACTTAGGGGCTTTCCACCACCGCAGTTCACGCTTGGATTCAACATCGAGACCGCCGATTGCATGAGTGCGGAATCCCTTGGGAAACGCAGCGATCATGTCGGGGCAAAACTTGGATGCATACTTGGCGAGGTAGCCAACCGCGTTGCGCGCCTTTTCGATCTTGGTGTGACCATGAGGCCACCAGCCGCGACGATCAGCCTTCGGGATAAAGATGCCGCGCGGAATCCAGATCAGGACGTGATAGTGGGGAACGCCGGCTTTAGTGAGTTCACCGACCCATAGGTAACGGAAACGCGGGCGGTAGCTCCGGAAGCGTAGTCGTACAGCTCGATTGAAGAAGCCCCGGATTCGCTTAAGTGTCTCGCTAATGTCGCGAGCAGAGCAGTCACTTCTGTTTCGGTAAGTCGTAGTGAGCATGTACCACGCGCCACGGAATGCGCCTTTTTTGGCTTCTTGGTCATGGAGCCTCGCCCCGGTGATGATCGATTTTTTTAGACGTACCGAACGTAAGTGGTTCGGGTCGAGAGTCATGGACACGCGCCGCGTGTCACTTGTTGAAGAATGGACAAGCCCAAGGCTGCGGCCTCCGGCCGCAGCCGAAAAACCGTGCTGCTGCACCTTTGCGAC